TCATCGCCTGAAAATCCGCGCGACCTTTTCGATCGAGCGCCCGCCGACATAGGCAGTGACGATCACCCCGGCCCAATCGGCGACCATGCCAGTGATTGGATCAGTGCTGCCCAACCCCAGCACCTTGTCCCACACGATCACCTTCCAGAAGTAGATGATGATTGGCAGCGCGAGCAGCGGCCGGATGATCGCCGTGTACCACCGACCCTGCTCGGCGATGATGATGGCCGAGGCCTGCTTGCGCGCTTCGATCTCCGCCTCGATTTCCCTAGCCGCGAGATCAGCTGCGATGCGGTCGCGATCGTTGCTTGCCTGCAGCTTGGACTTATAGGCCTCGATCAAGCTGCCGACAATTTGGCCGCCGAGCTTGTGCGCAATCCATCTTGCGATCGGGGCGGCAAAGAAAGGCAGTGCCATCACACGAAGTCCTGGTGAAGCTTGCGGCGGCGGTCCCAATAGATGAAGGCACCGGTCGCGAGCGCGATAATGATGATGAGCGTGACCACTTTCGGATCGGACAAAAGCGGCTTGATTGAATCCACGACGTGTCCGACCGCCGTACCGATTGCCGTGATGGTACCGATGATCGCCGCCCAGCCGGTCTTGCTTTCGGCCATGGTTTTCGGCGGTTCAGACACGCGCGTCGGGGTAATGTCGATCTTCTCGTCCTCGGCGCGCTCCTCATTCTCGGGAGGGAATTTCACGACCCACTTGGAATAGGCCGCAGCCATCTTGGTGTCGTACTGGTTGGCAGCGTAACCAGGACCGTTATAGATGCGCGCGAACCCAGCCCAGTTGTGCGAGTTAAGCTCATCTTTGAGCCTCTTGTTGTTGATCTCGCGCACCATGGCGGCGACTTGCGCTGGGATGCCGCCGCCCGTGATGGAGTTGACCATCTCGGTTGCGGAGCCAAAGCCCATTTCCTCGGCAAGGAAGCCCATGGTCTGGCCGACGCCCCACGAGCAGGAGCGGTTCGCGCATTCTGTATCGATCGCCCGTGCTCTTGCGAGCACCGCGAGCCGGCCGCGCGAGGTGCCTTGATCCTTGTATTGCGTGGCCCGGTTCCATTTCGGGAGCGCAAGGCCGACCTCGACGGCATGGGCAAGCTTCTCGGGCGCGCGTTTTTTCAACTCGCGGTAAAAGACATGCCGCTCGAACAGGAGCCGCGGTGTCTTTCCGTCGTCCTCAAGCGCGCGGCCGGCGCTCTCGACTTCGACCACGGCCAAGAGTGCCGCCGTCTCGATGCCGTTGTCTCTTGCAACGGCGACGACTTCTTTGAGAACATCGTCGGAGAACTTGATCATAGCTTGCCCCCGATCTTGTTCGCCGCCTGGCGGGCAAGCTCCCGCGCCCTGCGCTCGATCGCGGCGCGCTGTGCCGGCGAGAGCCGCATCCAGCCCCAGCCGGACAGGAACCCGAGGCCGAAAGCGAGAATGATGTAGAGGAAGGTCATAGCCATGCTCCTTTGCTGATTATCGTGATTATGCGAATTGCAACCGATGTCTTGCGCACGGGTCACACGGCGCGCCATGCAATGACCCGGCTGCGCGGATAGACGCCCTCGCCGACGCGGCGGTTGTGATTGCCGGAAATCAGGATTGGATTGCCGCGCGCGTCGTAGCCCTTGACGATGCCGACATGGCCGCCGGCCTTGCCGCGCGTGAGCACGGCGATGCAGCCGACGCAGCCCGGCGCGGCGGGACGACCATAATTGACGTAGGACTTGGCGAGGTCGGAGCCGGTGCCGCCGCCTAACACCTTATTGAGATAAGCCGCACACCATAGCGTCGGCCGCACGCCGGCCTCGTAAGCGGTCTTGCCGAGATCGACCGAGGCGCGTGCGATCAAACCGCCGCCATAGCTGATCGTGCCTCTCACAGCGCGATCACCAGCACGCACATGCATTTGCGGGCCGGTGACGGCGACACCGGAGCCGCACAGATAGCGGTGGTCGTCGGCCGGACAATTGGCCTGCAGCCGGTGGGATTCGTAGGAGTTGTGCTGCGTGTGGACGGCTCTGACGCGCGCCGGCTTGACCTTCGCTGGCTGCGGCGAGGCGGCCGACAGATAGCGATGGTCGAGGCTGGCCGAGGCCGGCTCGGTGCAAAGCCCGAACGAGAAGGCAAGGATAATCGTGGCGAGAACGGCCCGCATTAAGTCACCTATCGATTTGTGGAGGACGAGGCGGTTAGAGCAGCGACAGGATTTGCCGTTCAGCGACGCGCGGCGCGCCGATATGCGTGGCGCGGATCATGCGGTTGATGCAGCCGTCAATGCGCGGATGCCCGCCCGTGTAGAAATTCACGCAAGAGCGCGTGCGCGGCTTCGGTAGCGCTGCCTGTGCCCAGCTCGGGCAGTCGATCAGGATGATCTTGCGCGCGTTCGATGACAGCGCGCCAAAGCAGGACAGAGAATGCGCGATCGCGACGTCTGCCCCGTTTGGATTGCCATCGATCTCGACATGGTAGCCCTTGCGTTCGAGCTTCCGGCCGAGTCGGGCCATGGGCGACAGCAATTGGCCGAACAGGCCGTGATTGACGACGGCGCGTTTACCGGCCGCACGCTTTGCTATTTTCACGACCCGTTTGGGCGACGCGGCCGGTTTTACCTGGCGCTGTCGCTCGATACGCGGCCGGGACTTGATAACCTCGCGACCGACCTTCGGCTGTTTCGCGGAGCTGCCAAAGAACGGGTTGCCGAACATCGGCGTGCAATATTGCCGTCCATCATTGTCGAAGCAGTCGGCCGGCGCGCCCGCATGCGCAGGCGTCAAGGTAAGCAAAACGGCAGCCGCGAGCGCGGCGAGTAAACGTCGCATGAAGCACCTCTGAGGTTTAAGGGAGAGTGATGTCGGACTTTACGCGCGGCGGCTTATGCGGCCGGCTTCGTCCAGTGCGGCAGGAAGAAATCGTCTACGGCGAGAAGTCACCCGTCGCTCTTCTTGCGTTTCGATGACGGATATCCCGGGCCGCATCGCACAACGCTTGATCAGCTAGGCCAGGATATGGTCGCGCGTGGCGCGGGCGCCCGTTTGCGGCAGGCGCCTGAAGGCGACTGCTGATACGGTGGCGTCGGCGCTCAAGGTACGTAATGGCCCCAAAAGTGCGACTGATCGGCCTTGATGTAGCCGTCGTTGGTCGCGAGATTGACCCGCACGTCGATCACGTCGTTTTGGGCGAGCGCGGTGAGAACGGTCAGATTGTACGTCGTGACATCATCGACCGGCGCGCCCGAGACCGCACGTCCGCGTCCGAGCTCGGCGCCGTTCTTATAGAAGGTCGCGATCACCTTGGTCGGCACCGTCGCGTTCGCCTTGAAGCGGAACGAGAAGCCGACCGCGTAATTGCCGGCGAACGGCGCCGTGAAATTGTTGTTGCTGCCGTTGAACGCGTTCTGATCGTTGGAGTCAGCGTTGTTGAACTGAACTTTGGTCCAGGTGTTGGCGGCGATGTAGTTATCGAAATTGGTGTAGGCGGAGAATTTCGGCGCGAGCGGCAGCTTGAACCGGCCGCTACTCCGGTCGACCACGAATCCTACGAAATAGTTCGATCCGTCCGGGGAGACCTTGACAGTGAAGTCGTCGTCGCCGAGCAAGCCGAACAGCGCCCGGGCGGAATAGTTGGTCTGGAACGTGAGCGCGACATCGTCGCCGGCCGCCGCCTTGTTGAAAGTGAAGCGGACATCGTCCGTCTCGCGATCGAACAGGAAGGCTGTGCCCTTGACGATCAGGGCGTTGTTGGCGTCGGCGGTCGCGCCGCCGAGGCCGATATGGCCGGTGTCCTTGTCGATCGAGACGGCGAGGTAGAAGGCCGAGCCGTCGGGGCTGACCTTGATGACGAAGTCATCGTCCCCTAGCAGCCCGAACAGGGCGCGGGTGCTGAAGGCGTCCTGGAGCGTGAAGCCTGCGTCCTTGGCCGCCGCGCTCTTGTTCAGCATGACGCGCAGGTCGCCGGTGCCGGGCGTCACGTCATCATGGCTCAGGAGTATCGCGTCGGACTTGATGGCGAGCCTGTTGGTGTCGTCGGCCGCGGTCAGGAGGCCGAGCTTGGTCAGGATGCCGCTGCCGGCGCCGGCAATCGTCAGGTAGCCGCCAGCGGCAGCCAGGTCCGTCCAATCCGACCCGGTCCAGACGGTGAGCGCTCCGGTTGCCTCGTCGAAGCACAGCCAGCCCTTCTTGGGGACGAGCTTGACCCACTGGGCGCTGGTGTAGAGGGCGATGTTGAGGTCCCAGGTGGCCCAGGCGCCGGTCGCTCCGGAGGCTACCTTGTAGCGGTCGCCTTCAGAAGGCGACGCCGGTGGCGCCGTGTGCGTCGAGTCAACCACCGACAGCATGACGATCGCATCGAGGACGACGATCGCCTGGTTATGGGTGACGTGCTTCTGCGACTGGCTGGCCGCGATCAGCGGCAGCCCGAGATGCGGCGTGTCGGTCATGGCTTTAAGGGACTGTCTTGATTGCGCCGGTGCCTCGTCCATAGGCGAGGCTGATCTGGTAGACGGCGAACTTCACCTGGGCCTGGTTGGCGCCGAAATCGGCGACCTGCATGGTCGCGGTGTAGAGGAAAGTTGGCTCGTCGACCCGTGCCGTGCGCTTAACCGCGCCGCTGTCGATGTCGATGATATCGAGGTCGTAGAGTTCGACCTCCTCGCCGAGCGGCACGTCAGGCGCCTCCCAATTGTCGCCGTCGATGCGCGTGCGGCGAATCCAGGCTAGGGTCCAGTCGGAAGTGCTCGGATCGCGGACTCCGGCGAGATGGATCGGGCTGTAAGGCCGTAAACCCACGCCATCGAAGCTAAACGTAACTGCCTGGTAGGTCGGGTCATCGATCGCCTTAGTGGAGGGGCCCCATTTCCAGGTCCACGGATTGTGTCGTTCGGTGACGGCGATGGTCGACTGCACGACGGTCGGATCGAGCATCACGAACGGTGCCGCGGCACCTACTGGATCGCGCATCGCGTATTCGCTGCCGAGCTGGCCGCGCAGGAGCCGCGTGAGCCTGTACTGGTCGGGCGCGATCAGCTCCGCGGTCGCGAACTGGAGAATCTCCCACTCCCCGTCGGCGTTCTGGATGGCGCAGGTGTTGCCGCCGGCAAGCACGAAGGCGTCATCGAGCGAGGCGAGCGCCTGCATCGAGGGCAGCTGGACGTAGAGGCTGTTCGCCGAGTCCCAGGTCCACAGCGGACCGGAATAGAAGTCGAACAGCGTCCTGCCGATGGTGGCGCGGTTGACGATGAACTGGTCGCGCACAAAGCCGCTCATTGCCGGCGAGCGAAACACATCGACCCGCGCCCACGGCTCGGCATAGGCGGCAAGGCGCGGCACGCCGGGTATCTCGCTAGCGGTGAGGACTGGAAGGTCCATGATGTACAGGACGGACGGTCCGGGCTCGGCCTCGGGCCGCGGCTGGCGCGAGGGCGAAGGCGAATCGGGGGCGCCGTAGGTCGCCTCGTCGGTGCGAATGAGCTTCGCCGGCCGGGTCCGCTCATACCCCAATTGCTCGATGCGCATCTCGAAGGTGCGGCCGTTGAGCTCGAGCGTGACGACATCGGTCGGCTCAAGCGCGTAGGCGGAGGGCGGCAACGTCAGGTCGGCGCGTTCGCGCATGACCCAGGTGTCGACGAGGAGCGCATCGGCGATGCCCTGCGCCTCGGAATAGTCGAGCGCCAGCGCCGGCGTGACTTCGATGGTGCGGCGGCTCGATCCCCTGAGCCGGCGCGAATAGACATCGGCCGACTGGTAATCGTTGTCGGGGTCGAGAAAGCGCAGGTGCGCGGTGCGCGCCAAGTCCGTCTCCTGCGCGCGGGTGAGCGTGTAGAAGCGCTTGTCCTCAGTCCCGCTGTCGACGAGGTCGTCCGAAATGAACGTTGCGACCGGCGAGCCACCGCGCTGGACGAACCGGATTGAGTTGCCGGACTCGACCGCATCGAAGAAGTAGACCTGCATCAGGGGTGCGAGCGCGTTGCGCGAGCTCATGATGCTGTCGATCGTGTAACCCCGCACGATGCCATTGATGCCGGACGTGTCGATCGAGACGCCAAGGCCTGAGCAGATCTCTTGGACAGTATCGGCGAGCGTCACGAGGCCGAGCCGGCCGGAGAGCCAGTGCCCGCGCCGCCAGTTGCCGGCATCCCGCCAGACCAGCGACGAGTTCGGATACTGCGGGTAGGGCCGTGCGTCCCAGGTCCAGGCGAACAGGGAACCCGGATCGATCATCGGGCCGCCATAGACCGACGAGGTCGGGTTGTGCCCGGCCGCGGGATTCCAATACGCGATGTGCGCCTCGAGGAAGGCGCGCTGGATCAGGTCGTCGCGGCGGCCAGTGGAGAAGTAGGGAAAGAAGCTTTCCGACGACTTCGGGTCGTAGAAGACGTTGGGCTGGTTCGTCCCCTTGTCGATCGCCGAACACCCGAACTCGGTGAACCAGACCGGCTTTGACTGCGGCACCCAGGCGGTCGGCGTGCCGCTCTCGACACCGCCTGGGCGGTCGTAGTGCTGGTTCGCCCACCAGCTTTGGAAATCCTTGTAGCGGAAGACCCACGGCTTGCCGTAGGCGCCGTCGGCGACCGGCGTGCGCGTTTGCGTCTTGCGATCGTCGCCCGAGGCATAGAACCAGTCGAAGAGCTCGCCGCCCTCGATGTTACTTTGCAGGTAGCCCTGGTCATAGATCGACGGCGCGCCGGCTTCGGCGTCGAGGTGCAGCCGCCCCGAGCGCCAGTCGGACAGCGGCATATAGTTGTCGACACCGACGAAATCGACGTCCGCGCTCGCCCACAGCGGATCGAGGTGGAAATAGAGGTCGTTCGAGCCGTCATCGGGGCGGACGTTGGCGTACTCGCTCCAATCCGCGGCATAACCGACCTTGCATCCCGAGCCCACGATCGCCTTCACGTCGGCGGCGAGCGCAACCATTTGCGCGACTGCCGGGAACGCCGATGCGCTCGATCGCACGCGATTGAGCGCGACCATCTCGGAGCCGATCAGGAACGCGTCCGCGCCGCCCGCCGCAACCGCGAGCCTGGCGCAGTGCAGGATGAAGCGCCGATAGGACCATTCGTTCGGGCCGCTGTAGGGGATGGTGTCGCCGTTCCACGCACCGAAATCCGACGGCGCCGCGTTGCCGAAGAAGGCGTCGACTTGCGCTGAGGCGGCTGCGGTCTTGTCGACCGTCCCGGCATAACCAGGCGCCGGCGAGCAGGTGGTGCGACCGCGCCAGGGAAAGGCCGGCTGCCCGTTGGTCGCGGTGTTGTCGCTATAGGGATTCGGCAGGCTGTTCCCCGGCGGGATGTCCATCATCACCAGGGGATAGAGCACGACGCGAAATCCGCGCGCCTTGAGCTCGGTGATGGCCTGCACCACCGAGCGGTCGGCGGGTGCCCCGCCGAGGAGGGCGCCAAAGCTGTCGGAGGAGACCACATCGGCACCGGCGCGACCGATCCCGGACACCTGCCAGCTCCATGGGGTCGTGACCTTGCTCGCGCCGAACTCGACCTTGGGCTTGATCTGGCAGTTGCCGCAACGGAGATCGGTGCCGTGCCAGGCGACGACCAGCGAGACGGCATTGATGTTGGGAGCGCTCGCCTGCAGCTGGTCGAGCGCGACCTGAAAATCCGACTTGCCGTGGCTGCCATGCCGGTTCTCGGCGATCGAGTGGCCGAAACCGTCCGAGCGGTAGACCGTGTCGGTCGCATAGACGAATTCCCCGAGGCCAGGGATGATCGTTACGGCGTCGAGCACGTCTTCGAGCCGGACGCCGGTCGCGCTCGGCCGGCGGATCACCTCGACCGTGATCTGGGGAATGCGATTGCCGAACTTCTCAAGCGGCATCTCCTCGAACACGAGGTAGGCAAGCCCGCGAAAGCCGGGAACGCGGCCTGAGCCCTCGACCGCCGCGATTTTCGGATCGGGCCCCTGTGTCTTGTCGCCCCTGTAGAGCCGCCAAGTGTACTGCGACAGGTCGAGCGGCTTGCCATCCGCCCACACGCCGCCGATGTCGACGATCGGTCCCTCGCAAAGCCCCAGCGCGAACGACACGAAATAGCTGTAGGTGGTCGTGGTGGTCGTGACGGTCGAGGCCTGCCCACCGCCACCGCCGCCCTTGCCACCGCCGCCGCCGGAGGTTTGGGTCTGGGTCGAGACCGTCACCACCTCGCGGAAGTTGGTCGCCCAGATCATCTGCGGGCTCACCCGCATGCGACCCACAACGCGCAGCATGGGCGCGCCCTCGCTCGACGAGGTGACGAACAGGTCTGTGAGCCGTGGTCCCTCCTGGGTGTTGTTGATGTTGACGGGCGGCGGGGCGAACAGCTTGCGGTCGATGAAGCTCCCGGCAAACGAGCCGACAAGCGCGCCGATCGGACCGCCGACCGCATAGCCGGCAACTGTCAGAACCAGCGAAGCCATGGCTAGTCTGCAATGCCCGGAAAGCGGAACGCATAGGCGATGCGCCGGCGCCACGCGGCCGGCAGCGCGTCCTCGGCGACGGCATGGCGCTCATAGGCGTGAATGATCGCGTCCGGTCCCGAGGTGATCGCTGCGTGCTTTGCCGGCCCGCGGTCGCGCACGCGGATGAGGATCACGTCACCTTTATCGAGCGGAGCGCCGTCGCGGTATGGCGCCGGATCGATCTCGACAAGATGCCGGCGTGCGGCATCGCGCAAGGTCTCCTGCCCCGTCTCCTCCGCCCAGTAGGGCGAATAGGGCGTGATCGGCTCCTTCTCGGGACCATGGAAGGTCCGGTAGACGCCGCGGATCAGACCAAGGCAGTCGCAACCTGCGCCCTTGAGCGAAGCCTGGTGGCGGTAGGGCGTGCCGATCCACGAGCGCGCTTCGGTGACGATCGCGGCGCGGGTGACCTCAGGCGCCGCCGATCCTTGACTTGCCATCGTTGCGATCGCCCGTGTTGGGATAGGCCATGACCGCGTCGTTGCCCGGAATGAAGGGGAAGCCGCGGAAGTTTGCGACGTTGTTGAACTTCGCGATGCAGGTATCGAGGCTCTTGTCGCAGCCCGCGGTGACCGTGAATGTGTCACCAGTTGCGATGTCGAAGGCCATAGACTCCCAGAGCTCGAACGACACCTCGGCGCCGGTGTTGACGTGGGTCTTGACCTCGATTGCCGCGCCCTGGTTCGCGCCGCTCGTCCACACGAGTTTCCCGCCGGTGAACCAGCCGTCGGCGAAGCCGTCGAGCCCGGTCGCCGAGAAGATGCGGTTGGAGCTCACGCCATCGACGGTGCCGCTGCCCTTGTAGGTCGGCGCGTCGAGATTGACCGTGCACCGGCTGTCGCCGAGATCGGCGTCGCACGAACGCTGATAGACGCGCCCGCGCTCCTGGTTTAGCGCGTGCGCGAGCCCGCGCATCTCGGCGGTGAAGGCATTAAGCCCCCGCGAGATCTCCCCGACCGAGCCGGCAAAGACGATGTCGCGGTCGGCCACGTCGGTCCAGTCGACGAGGTAGAGCGTGAGCGCCGCGTTGTCGTAGAGCCCAGCCGCAAGATCGGCCTCGTTGAGATGATCGCTCTGCAGCGCGCCGGCGATGTCCATGGTGTCGACGTTCAAGGAGAGCGTCTGGGTCACCGCCGAGGCGGTCATGCCGGCGAGCGCTTCGTAGGTCACGCCGTCGAATGAGAGGTTCTCGTCGTGGTCGGTGAAGCCGAGCTTCACCCCGTCGGTGCGTTCCATCAGCCAGCAATGACAGAAGGTGGTCAGTCCGCTCGCAAGCTTCTCCTGCATGGAAGCGGTCAGATCGCGCATCGCTCACTCTCGGACTTCGATCAGGTCGATCTGGGAGACGACCTGCTGGTCGAAGGCTTGCGCCTGCACCGGCAGATGGTCGGTGTCGAACCGCACCGGCACATCGAATTCGAAGCTGGCGGTGGGAGCTGAGGACGGCGGGGAAGAAAACGTCACACGTCCGGTCAGGTGGTCGATGCCGGACGGGGTCGTCGGCACCCCTCCGACCTTGATCGCGACCATGCCGGCGACCGGCTTGGTGATGGTGCGGACGTGCTCGAAGCCACCGATCGCATATCGCTTGACGAGCTGCCAGATCGTGGGCGTCACCTCGACCATCAGCTGGTCGGTCGCCGAATAGTCGTTCCAGTCCTTGAAGCGGAACGAATAGGCGCGACCCTTCACAACATGGAAGAAGGAGATCACGTCGAGCATCTGCTCGCGCGTGCGGATGCCGGTCGAGATGTTCCATTTGCCCCGCGCGTTCGCCCACAGGATGTTGCGTTCCTCCGCGCCTGAGGCGAGGGCCGCGACATTGGTCGAAAACGACGGCCCTCCGGTTGCGCCGCGCGCGACGAACGGCGGAAACGAGATGTCGAGGAACGGCTGGGGCACTTGATGGTCAGCTCGCGATGAAGGTTACAGGCTGACTGCGCTCAACGAGCGTGGTACTGTTGGTTTCGCGGAAATCAGCGGTGGGTGGGCACATGCGGGGACGAAGGCATCTCATTGCCATCGCAGTCGCCACTATGATGGCGGCAGCGGAATTCGGCACGGTAGCGGCCCAGCAATCAGCCAGCGGGGAGTGGGACGCATGTCTCAAAACTCCAAAACGCGCGTGCATCTTGGATCACGCACTTCAAATCGCAGCGGCTATTAAGAATGCCAATGCAAGAATTTCTTTGCTGACCGAAATTGCTGAGGCGCAAATAAAGGCTGGTCTGAAAAATGAAGCCCAGGCCTCGATCGACCAAGCCCTGAAGCTTGCGTCATCAATCGCAGAGCCAACGTTCCGCACCATAACGCTCGCGCAAATCGCCCAATCGCAGGCAAAGGCAGGATCAGCAAAAGATGCCAAGAGTACCTTTGATCATGCCCTGCAACTTGCGAAGTCCCTCCCGATTGCCGGAAACAATCGCGATGCCGCGCTACAAACAATCATTTCGTTGCAAGCAAGTGCGGGCATGTTCAGCGAGGCCCTTAAAGTCACGGCATCTATCACATATGGCAACAATCGCACTCGCGCGCTCGCGGAGATCGCCGAGGCCCAAGCAAAGGCGGGCTTGGCCAACGAAGCTAAGGCCACCTTTGATCAGGCTCTGCAACTTGCGCGATCTATTAAGCTTACAGCGCTATCTACGACATTGCGCGCTGAACTCCTCGCAGACATCGCCAAAGCGCAGGCGAAGGCTGGCTTCGAAAAGGAATCCATCAACACCTTCGACCAAAGCTTTGCGATGGCGCGCTCTTTCAAGGAGGAATGGGAGCGTCAACTGATCTGGCAACATCTCGCACAAGCGCTAGCGGGCGCAGGCAATTTCTCCCGAGCACTGGAGGTCACGCAATTCGTGACGAATATCTGGAACCGCACAATTTACCTAAACGAGATTGCCGAAGCACAAGCAAAGGCGGGTCCGGTAGAAGAAGCTGAAGCTAAGGCCACCTTCCAAAGAGCCCTTCAAGTCGCACAGTCCTTAGCATACGCCAGCCGCCGCGAGGCGTTTTTAGCAATTGCCGAAGCACAGGCAGGAGTAGGTTTAGCCGATGAAGCTAAAGCTACCTTTGATAGAGGTCTTCGCTTTGCGGCAGCTCCTAGTGATGATTGGCGCTACAACAGCGCGGTAGGGTCGATCGTGACAGCCCTGGCAAACGCAGACAAGTCAGATGATGCCCAAAGGTTTGCCCAATCCATCGCGGACGGCGGTGCTCGCGCAGCGGCGCTGGTCTTGATCACTATAGCGCAAGCAAAAGTGCAGGCAAATGCAGGGAAGTACGCTGAAGCCCTTCAGCTCGCACAATCAATCACCAATGGCGAGGTTCGCGCTTCAGCGCTCGTGTCGATTGCTATGGTCTTGTCTCGTTGAAAGCCACATCTCCCGTTACCTAAATGCCAAGTAGATTCTCCCGCATGAGAGCCCAGCGCCAGGCTCGAAATGGGTGAAGTGGATGCTGATCGCGCCATTTTGCCAACTTCTTGACCTGCTCCCCAACTTCCCCTCGTTCATAAGGAGAGTCTGTTCCAAATTTCGGCGCCGAGCCGAAGCCATATGCGACTCGTTTCCGAGAATTGATCCAATTCACATCCCTCGCGTGCCCATGCGGACGGCACGGGCAAGGTCGGCCGCGACCTGCGTCCGGCTCGCCTGGAAGGCGGCCGGGTTCGGCGTCTGGATCACCACGTTGATGACGGGTTGGGGCATCGAGGTGCGCTCGGCGTAGCGGCGCGTCTCTTCCCGCGACAGCACGCGCTCACCGCGCTGCAGGATGGCCGGCACCTCGTCGGGCGACAGAAACGCACCGTCATGCAAACGCGGCGCTATCCGGAACAGGTCGCGAGGAACGAGACGGGTAGGCGCTGCGTCCCCGGCGATGGCCCCGGCATGATAGATCGGCGAACCGAAGAGGCGCGCTGCCGATGCAGCCGGGCCGAGTCCTGCCCCGGCGCCGCCAAAGACCCCGCCGAACAGGTTACCGAAGAGCCCGCCGACATTGCTCAGTGTCGGCAGGTTGGTGCCGAACAGGAAGTTCTTGAACGGGTTGAGCACCGCAAGCTTGAGGATTTCCTTTTCGATGTCGGCGATGGCGGCACGCCCGGCGTCCGCCCACGACTTCCAGTCGAGCTTGCCTTCGGCAATCAGGTTGGCGAAACGATTGAAGGTCGTATCGGTGATGCCCTGGAGCGCCTGCATGGCGCCTTGCGAGCGGGCAAGCTCTTGGTTGAGCCGCTCGATTGCCGCCGCATTGGCAATGATGGCCTGACCCTCGGCGCCGGCGAGGTCGATGCCCTTCTGCCGCAATTGCTGCTCGGCCTGCAGTTGCGCGATGATGATCGCCCGCTGCGATTCTCTCGTACCGGCAAGCTCGATCTGCTTTTGCAGAAGCTCGACCTGGTTTCGCTGGCTCTCAAGCGTCTGCAGGGCCGCGGCGCGCGCCTGTTCGCCGTGGAACCGCGCGTAAGCGCTGCGGAGGTGATCGACAATGCGCGCGAGCGTCGTCTTCGCCTCGCCCTCGGCGAGCGACTGCGCAATGATGAGAGGGCGCAGCGCCTGCTCGACCTGCATCTGCCGTTGCGCCTGTTCGGTCGAGAGGCGGCCAACCAGCACCGCGTCGTTGAGCCGGCGTTGCGCATCGGCTTCGGCTGTGAGATCGTTGACCGACTTCGCGGACTGTGCCGCCTGCTCGGCAATCTGCTCGCGAAGGAGTTCGCGCGCCCGGGTCTCAACATCGACGCCGTTCTGCACGGCCTCGGTCAGCGCCTTGCGGCGCACTTCCGCAGCTTGCGCTGCCGCCGCACCCTTGAGCCAGGCCTCGGCAAGACCGAGCGTCGCCCGGGTGTTGACCTCGACCACGCGCGACTGGTCGATATGCGCCTGCGTCGCCTCCGCGCGCGCCTTGGTGCCGACCCGCGTGATATCGGCCTCGGCGATGGCAACGGGAAACGCCTGTCCGGCGAGTTCGAGCCGCCGCCGTTCTTCGGCGATGGCAGCCTTCTGCGCCGGGGTCTTGGCCTGGAGCGCCCGGATCTCGAGTTCGTCGAGGCGGCGGGCCTTCTCGGCCGGATCGAGCCAGGTGCGGATGGCGCGGGTGACGACCGCCGCTGTCGGTGTGACAAGAGATGCAAGAGCGCGTCCAACCCCGCCAAAAATGCCGGTGACGCCCCCAGAGTCGGCGCCGAACGCCTTGCCGAGCCTGAACGCCTGGATCGACAGCTTGGCGATCGAGACCTCGCCCGTCGTCGCGGCATTGGCGGCGAGCTGGAATGTCGAGATCAGCGCCCTAACTTGGCCGCTGGTCAGGTTTGACTTTGTTCCAAGTCCTCCAAGCGCTTCCGCCGCGAGATCGTAGCGATCCTTGGCGAGTGCGACCGCGTCGCCGTGTTCCTTCTGGGAGATAGCCCCGGCCTCGAACAGATCGTCGGCCTCGGCGATCTCCACATTCATGCGCCGCTGCGCTTCGCCCAGCGGATCGATCTGCGCGCGCAACGCCGCGGTGCGAGCCGCAAGGTCTTCGGCAGCCTTCGCGGTGTCCTCGAAGACGGCAGCCGATTCCCACGCCGACTTAGGACTCGCCGTGCCGACGCCGAGGACTTGGTTGAAACTGCGCTGGGCCTGGTCGGCGGCGGCAGCCTGTTTCGCGGCCTGCGCCAAGCGTTGCAGGCGCTGCGTTTCGCGGTCGGCGGCAGCACCCGCCGCGTCCATCGAGGTGGCGACGCCGCGGAAGGCATCCTGCCCTGCCTTGCCGACCTCGTCGAAGGCGCGCTTGACTTCCGCCTTGCCCTCGACGCCGAGGCGGATCGAGACCTGTGTCGTGCTCATTTAAGAGTCTCGGGCGTAGGCGCGAACGATGATCGGCTCGACCTCGGGGAGGAGGTCGACCAGGAGCGTGTTGAGCGCGCCCATGGCGTCGGCGAGTAAAAGCACCGCGGTGAAATCAAGCGCATAAACACCGCCCATCACCGCGCGCACCTGTCCGGCCGTGCGCTTGAGCACCGCCCAGGCGGCGATGCCGTCCGCGCTCTGCGGCGCGTGTTCGAGATAGGGGCAGGCGGCGCAGGTGTCAGGGCACGCCGCGCAATAGCCCTCGCCCCCGCCGAAGTGCCATTCGGCGAGGGCGATCAGACGTTTTTTTCGGCGTCCTGGATCAGCGCCGGCCCGACATAGAGCCGATCGATGGCATCGAACAGCGGCCAGAGTTCGAGCGCGGCATCGATCGTTTCCTTGGTCGGCTCGACCGGATTGCCATCGGCGTCGCCGATGCCTTCCCAGGTGGCGATGCCGGAATGCGCGAGCGAACTCGTGAACGCGATACCCGCCTTCACCATCGCATCCTCGCCGCCGACGCGCAGCACCTCGGCGGCCGCCGTGCGCGCGAGCAGGATCGCGGCGACCGTGATTGGCCGGAATCGCACGCGCACGCCGGGAACGAGATCGAGCCAGAACGGCTCGCGATCGAAAGCGAGTTTGAGCATAGGCGCCCCTTGAGTGGAATGCGACTGGCCGCGCGAAGGCTTCGGTTTCCGGTTGGTCATGATGGCTGATCGATCAGTAGGCCGAGACATCATTGATGAGGGTAGCGGTCAGCGTCTTCTGCAACGCGGGGTCTTCGGCCGCCTGGAAGGCGAACGCTGCCTGGATGCCGCCGGGGCCGGTGATCGGCTGCTTCGGCTTCGGCAGGTAGACCTCGTGCACGGTGAACAAGAGCGACTTGTCTGAGTTAATCGCCCAGCCGAACGACAGCTCGCAGGCGGTGCCGGCGACGGCCTGGTCGAGCAGCACGGTGTCGGCGAATCGGATGTTGACAGTGCCGGTCACGCCGACCATCGCGGGATCGGCATCCTCGATCCGGCCATCCGGCCGGATGACCTCGACCTTGTCGAGGTTGTTCGAGTAGGTGAGCTCCGCCGAGACGATCTGCCCGAGCGCGGTGCCGTTGCGCTTGATCTCGCCCATGAACTGCGAGAAGCGCTCGATCACGGCTTCCGTCGGGCTGCCGGCGCTGGACGAACCGGCCTTGGTTTCGCCTTGCGCGATCAGGTTCATGGTGGCGTTGAGGAGGCCAGAGCGCTGCAACTGGATTTTCATGGAATTGGCGCGCACGCCGAAGTTCATCCCGTAGCTCGGGACCTCGGGCATGCCAACCTCGATCGACATGGAGGGCAGCGTGAGCGCACCGGAGACGAAGGTGTGGGTGAAGAGGCCGGCGTTGTCGACCGAGGTCGGCGCGCCAAGCAGCAGCTTCAGCCAATAGCCGAAATTGCGCAGGTCAACCGGGACGACGGCATCGCCCTCGTTGTTGACCACGTCGCGGCTTGGCGGCAGCGGCTCCCGGCCGTAGCCGAGAAGATCGCTCGCGATCAGGTTCTGCTCGTCGCCAAGCGCCGAAGACACAAAGGGCAGCTTCTTGTAGCCGGCCACCGGCGGCGTGCCGTAGGTCGTCTCGAAAGCGGCAGCCATGGACGCGTTGGCCCCACGGGCTCTTGCCATCTGTCACTCCTTTTCCTGGATAGGGTCGCGCGATCAGGCTGCGCGCGCGAAGTCACCAAAATATCTGGCTGCAGCGCACCGGTATGCCTCGGCTGCCGCCGCGAGCTCACGGAAGTAGCCGAGGTGAATGCTGCGATCGTCTACCTTGATCGCAGCTCGCCAGCGCTGCTTGTGCCTGCTCCAGGAGACGCCTTTGTGCCCCGAAGAGTTCTTTGCGCTGCGTCTCTGGTTTTGAGCATTCTGCGACTTTGAGGCGAGCCGCAGATTGTTAATCCGGTTGTCGCGCGGATCGCCGTTCGCATGATCGATTTCGTGGGGCGGTGGATAGCCATGTACGTAGAGCCAAGCCAGACGATGGACCAGATAGTTCTTCTTGCCGATCATGATCTGGACGTACCGTCCGCCGATCGATCCAGCCGTTGTTCCGGACTTTGGACCAGCGCGCCATATGAAGCGTCCGGTGCTCGGATCGTAGTGCAGCAGTTCGCGCACGCATGCAGCAGGCGGCAGTGGCCGCGGTGGCGCCATTACCAAGTCTCCAAGAAGATCGTGAAGTCAGTTCAGCGGATCGGTGGTGCCGTACACGGCGACGATCGCGGCATCGGCCCAGCGGCCGGCGCGAGCGCCCGCGGTCTCGACATCGTCGGTCGTCGGTGCTTCCGCCTCGACGAAGTCACAGAGGCCGCCGAGGGTGCGGTCGCCGGCGACAGCGGCGCCGATCGCACCCAGCATCTCGTCGAGGACCTGCTCGCGCGGTTGCGACGAGGTCTCGTAGGCCGCGACTTCGATCGGAATGCGGTGGGTGTAGATGTAGAGGAGCGGCGAGAGCATCACCTCGGGCTCGCCGGGGTCGCCGTCGCGGATAATGACGAGGCCACCGGACGGGATGCGGTCGGCCTTGGCGAGGTTACGCTTGACGTCCGCGTCTGGGAGCGCAGCTGCGACGAGAGCCTTGACCGCATCGAGCACCTGTTCGCGCTTGCTCGTCACCGCAGGCTCGCCACGAGGACTGAGATGACGAATGCGAATGACAGCAGCGTCATCACGAATGCGGTCTGCTGGTATTTCACCTTCATCTCCAATGGCTAGCGATCACGCCTGGCACGCGGTTAGCCCAGCGCTGGGCGATGGCCGCAATATCGAGCCGCTTCCTTAAGCTGACCTGCGGGACCAGGATGAACACCACGACGGTCGAGCGGCCCTTCAAACGGGTGAATTGAGCACCACTACGCGTGCGGCCGATGTTCGGCCTGGCAAGCCCCTTCTTGCTCAGCCGCGCATTGTCGGCGACGAGCAGCGACGGCTGTCCGCGGCGGTAGACGAAGCGCAGCCGCATGCCGGTGCGCCGCTCCCAGCCGCCCGGCGTAATCCGCTTGCGCGAGCCCGTCGCGCTCAAGCCCGTCGGACCCGCGGCCGGCGTCGGGATTGCGAGCCAGAACCCACTTTTGGACCGGATCGTCACGCCACGGTCGAAGGCATCGACGATGTTGGGCGCTTTCGACCAGACGAAGGCCGCGGCTTCGAGGCTGACCCCGGCCTGGGGGTAGGTCTTGCCGCGCCAGCTATTGGCGAGGCGCTGTCCGAGGTTTGCCCCGACGACATCGGCGCGCAGATCGGCTTTGAGGCCCTCGGTCACCTCGCGCATGGCGCCGGTGACGGACCGAGCCATCTGCGCCTCGGTTCCGGCGAGCCCCTTGGCGATGTCATCCGTCTTCAAAGTGAAGCGCATGGGCTCACGGCCTCAGTGCAGCTTCGCAGGTCCAGACCAGGCGCAGGCTGTCGGCGGCCGGTGTCGCGATGATTTCGAACAGGTCACCGTCGATCTCGACCGTGTCGCCGGTGGCCGGATCCGGCACTTCCGTTCGGCGCACGTTGACCAGCATCGTTGGGAGGACTGCCCGGCTGTCGCCGAAGCCGGCCACCTGGTCCGGCCGTTTGGCGATGACACGCACTGCGAGGCCCGCCCCCACACCACCCGTGCGCCAGAGCGCGCTGCGGGCGATGTTCGGGTCGCCGAACAGCGTCTCGGTCGCCGCGGCAAATGCGTCCACCACAGGACTCAGTTGCTGGTGTGGATCTTGACCGCAAGCCGCGGCCGCTTGTTCACCGGCAGCGGCGAGGCCTCGGTCTTCACGTCGATGGCGCTGCCGTCCTGCCGTGCGATCTGGCGGGCATAGATTGGTAGGCCCACGGTGTTGACGGTCTCGATCAGGTTCGCCGGCGCTCCATAGGTGACGAAGGTGTCCATCGTGCCGAGCGGAAACGCGATGCCCTCGTTCGCCGGGACCAGCGTCTCGGTCACCCCGGTCGAGAGCGTGACGGTCGCATTGTATTCCTCGAACACGATGCCGGAGAACGGGAAGCGCCGGCGGGTGTCCTCGCGCAGCGGCTGGGCGCCAGTGGACGAGAAATACTTATAGGCATCCTCGACCTTGGCATGCCCGATCAGCTTGTCGAAGAAGCCGGGGCTGACCAGTGCCAGCACGCCGTTCATGGTCTCGCCCTTGAGCTCGGTCTCGATGTCGCGCAGCACCTCGCGGCACTTGGCCTGGACGTTCGTGGTGCCGGTGCCGAGCACGAAGTCGACCGACTGCTGGGCGAGGCCGAACTCGTCGAAGTAATCGTAGAGCTCGGTGCCGGCGCCGTCCTTGACGACGCCCCGCAGCGCATTGATTTCCATGTACTCGCGCGTCTGCGCGTGCTTGGCCCGCATGCGGGTGAGCTTGCGTTCCATGACGGTGGCAAGCGGGTCGGCGGCGTCCGCCACGCCGAAGCCGCGCACGCCCTGGATGTCCTGCGGCGTGATCACGTCATCATGCGGAATCCAGGGCACTGTGAATGAGCGCATGGACCGCGTGTCGCGGTTGGCGACGGTTGCGGGGCCGCCGAGCGGCACCGTCGGCAGCAGGTTCAGAACGCCCTCCGCCTGCTCGATGATCACGCTGCGCTGGGTGATGCCCTCGAAGCGGAACAGGCCCATCTCGCCGAGACGGGTGTAGATGTTGGGCAGGATATTGATGGCTTGGGTCATCTCGGCGAGCGTGTAGCCGCCCGCGTCGAAGGGATTGATCATCGGGGCCATGGGGTCTCCTTGAAAATGCTGCGGGCCCCGACGGGGGATTTCCGTCGAGGCCCGATGTGAAGTCCAGGTTCGAGTGAGGCGGATCAGGCGGTGTTGCGCGGCACGATGCCGGCGGCGGAAAGCTGGGCGTCTTTCGCTGCCTTTTTCGTGTTGTCGTCGACCGAGGCGTCGAATACGAGGGCCGCCTTGGATAGGATCGCCGGGCCGCGCGCGACGACGAGGCCGGTCTTATCGGCGGCCGTGGCGTCGACCGCCTCGATCAGGACGGCAACGGCCGTCTCGGCGCCTTCATCGCCGACGACCTGAGCGTTCGGGGAGAGCCGGTACTTGCCTGAGGCCGTGATTTTGCCGAGCACGGAGCCGAGCGCGTAGTTCGCGCCGGATTTGAGCGTCACGGTCTCGCGGCTGTAGTTGCCGTTGAGCTCGTACTTGAGCAGATCGCCGAGCGTCGGCGCCATCGTCAGGGTCGTCATGTGCTGTGCTCCTTAGGTGTCAGGCGCGGGCCGCCGCGGCGCGTTCCTTCGCGCGCCGCACGATCGGGCTGTCGCCAGCAGTGGGTGTGGATGGCGCCGCGGCGATTACGCTCGTCGCTTCGGTGCGCGCCGCGAGCGTATCGAGGACGGTGCGGCGCAGCGCGTCGGCCGAGATGCCCTTTCGCATGGCGTCCGCTGCGTCGACCGTGACGCCGAGCCGAGCCGCCTGCGTCGCGATTGCGGCGATCTCGGCGAACTCCGCGCGCAGCTTCTCGGCCGTGCTCGCATCGAGCGTAGGTCCCGCGGCAGCTGCCGGCGGCGCAGGATCGGGGGAAGCCTCCGCCGGTGCCGGCGCAGGAGGGACCGACTGCTGCGGGTGCTTCGGTTGATCGTCAATCTGTTCGGTCTCGTTCGTTGCCATGGAGAGGCTCCTCTTGGGCGTGGGGATGATGGTGGGGCGCGACGCTGACGCAGCGCGGTCGAGTTCGGCAGCCATTTCGGCAACGGCGAGATCGAGGGTGCCGAACCGATCGGCGAGGCCGGCGCGAATGGCAAGCTCGCCGCGATAGATCGCGGCGTTCGTGCCGCGCACCGCTTCGGGGCTCAGCCCGCGATTGGCAGCGACCAGAGCGCAGAACTCAGCGTAGAGCCGGTCGACGTCGGCCTGGATCGTTGCACGAGCACGTTCCGAGAGCGGCTCATGCGCGTTGCCGTCGACCTTGCGCTCGCCGGCAAACACGAAGGTCCATGCGAGTCCCGCCTTGGCATCTGCCCCGCTCTCGTCGACATGGACCGCGACCACGCCGATCGAGCCGACCTCGCCGGTGCGCGTGACATAGAGGCGATCGCCAGTGCTGGCGATGGCATAGGCCGCCGACAATGCACTCTCGTTTGCCACCGCCCAGAGCGGTTTTGCGCTGGCGCTCCTGATAGCACCAATTTGTTCGACCAAATCGAACAGGCCGCCGACTTCGCCGCCAGGGGAGTCGACATCGAGGATGACGCCACGCACCGTCTGGTCATCCATCGCAGATGCGAGCGCGTCGCTGATCTCTCCGTAAGACTGTAGCCCGCTTGCGGCGTCGAGATAACCCGAGCGGCTCACCAGCGTGCCGATCACCGAGACGACCGCGATCCGTTCGACCGTAATCGAAATCGGAGGCGCCGGATCGGGTTTAGGTTCAATTGGCTCTGCGACAGACCCGGTGAAACGCGGAACCAGCACGCCGAGGATCACTTCGAGCTTGGCGCGCGCGATCATCAGCGGCGTCCCGAACACCCGGGAGGCCACATGCGGCAGATTGAGCATTGTCAGCCCTTCAGTTGGCGCTGGATGCATCGGCCTGGTCGCTTGGCAGCGGCGTCCCAGGCGCAGGCGACCCGAAGGTCAGGCCGAGCGATTTCTCGCGAGCCTTGTCGACTGCGATTTCGGCGTCGACCTGCTCGGCGTCGTAGCCGCGCTCGGCCAGCGCCTGCGTGCGGCTCTTTAAGCCCGCATCGATTTGCTCGATCTCGGCGCGCGCGTCCTTGAGCGGATCGACCCAATCCCACTTTGGCGGCAGCCAGCCGCAGGCGAGATACTCGCGTCGGCGCTGGTCGTAGCCCGGCAGGTCGAGCGCGCCGGCGAGCACCGCGGTGTCCATCCAGCGCGCCCACACCTGACGGCAGAGCTGCCAGACAATCACGGCGTGCTGGTAGGCCTCGATCCGCCGGCGGAATTCGAGCAGCGCAAGGCGCGAGTTCGAATAGTTCGCCTTGAGCATATCGTTCGACAGGTACGCATAGGGCACGCCGAGTGCAGCCGAGACCTGCAGCAATGTGCGGTACTGGAACGGCTCGTAGGTCTGGCCTGAATCCGC